TGTCTTGCCCTGTTTGTAGGCTGTCATCTGACTGTCCACTACTTTCATGAATGGTATTGGGCCTGGTGCTTTGTCGCTGATCCCCCTGATATCTGACCAGTGCCCACCCACACCGCCTCCCTTTACGGAAAGCCATGCTACTTCACCATTGTGTTCAATAAGGCTACTAAGATTGTCCCCCACGTAAGTAAGGAAACAACTAATAGGCAAGCCCCGATTGTTTCGTGTATTGTCAGGTGCGTTTGAAAGCACAGGTGACGCAAACATAAACCAACCTTTGCTAGCATAGTCGTAAATGCGTTGAGCAAGATCGAGATCATCTTTACAGTAAGCAACCGCAGCCCGCGCAAAGGATTGCTGAGGTGAGTCTTCATGCTCGAACATGTAGTAGTCACGCATAAGTTTATCTGCTTGAGCACTGAGGCGACTGTCTCTTTCATAATCAATCGTTATCCCAAGGTATGTGGTCATCTAGATCATTCTCCAGTATATCTTGTTTTTCTTCAATCCGATCTGCAAACTTATTAACAAGATCTTCTGATGTAATCTCTAGTGTCTCCATCAGGGTGACCTCATCAAGTTGTTTGAGCTTTTCTTTTATATCTTCTAATGTGAGCACAGAGCGAACCTATTATTTTACCAGAGTTCAATGCATTTGTCAAGGTAGTGTCTGGCTTTTTCCAAGTCAGTCTGTCCACCCTTGTCCTGAAACCTGGCTAAGTACTTAATAACATTGCCCAACATAAAACCTTTGAACTGTTCTTCAGTCAGCCAAGACTCCATTGCATCCCAAGGTTGTACCTTTTTGCTAGTGTAATGTTCTCCGCCTATCTGTCGTAGACGTTCTGCAAGTTCTGCTAGTTCAGGCATCGTTGCGTCCCGTCTGAATCAGAAAGTCTGTTAAGTCAAACTTGTACCCGTAGTGTGCTTCAAGTGTACGAATCACATCATCCAGTACTTCATCCCATGTTACATCCATACTGTAGTCATTGTTTAATGAAATAGATTTACCGCAAGAACGGTAGCTCAGATGTACATGAGACATGTTATCATCTTCATCAAACAGGTCATCGAATCGACTCATTTGTTTCTCCTTATTAATTCCATAAAGTGTTCAAAGTCTATCACTGCTAGTGGCTTTGATCGGTTTTGTTTAATCACCACTAAAGGTTCGTACTTACTTGAGTTTGTTTCTGCTTGTGTATAATAATTGTACACTGCAATCTTTGCTAGATTCTTACACTCTACAGAGTAGGGAAAGAGTTTCCTAGCAGCAGGAGATAGGAGAACATCTTCTCCACCTGCACCCATTGAAGTACTACGTACATCATCTGGTTCTAGTGTAGGGTACTGAGTTAGGATTGCATCACGTACTGCTTGTTGCAGTTTTCTGCCTTTTGCTTTGGCTGACGATGCTTTCATACAGGAGCAGTAAACTTATCGTCCAGACTGCGGAGCATGTAGAGTAGGTGACCGTTTTCCATTGCACGTTCTTCACCAAGTAGTTCAACAACTACACCCCACATCTCTTGCTCCGACTTGTCTTCTAGTAACTTCTGTGCTTTCTTGTCACCAATTCCTTTAACGCCAATGATGTTATCAATACGATCACCAACGAGAAACTGCTTGTAGAAATTAAGAAGTCCTTCAGGTTCGGTGATGAAGTATTTAATTTTCTTAACAAAGTTATAATGCCAACCAACAACTTGATCGAGATCCTTGTCAAGAGTAATCAACACACTATCATCACCTAGCTCAGTAGAACGGATTGCTAGCATATCATCTGCCTCTAACCCGTCAGTCACATGTGCTGACCAAGCCGACATAAGATATTCACGTAGCAGCTCGTAGTGTACTGGCTTGTCTGAAGTACGATTGCCTTTGTATGGTGCAGTAGTGGCATAATCATACCGGAAATTATTCTTTCCTGTTAGAAAGAGTTCCCATCTTTGAACCTGAGGCAGGTCAACCATCAGAATATCTTCAAGAAAACCTGCCATAGTTCTGATTGCCATGTCTTCTGTGTCGTCATTGGTTGCAAAACCAATACGGTACACTAGAATATCTGCATCAATCAAGGCGTGGTTCATTACAGAACCTCATCACCGTCTGAGTCATCGGCAGAATCAACACCTTCATAGGTGACTAACTCATTGATAACTAGTTTGCGGAGTGAAGGAGATACACCTTCCTTCTTCTGATACTTCCATGAGTATGGAGTAATCATCGCAACAGCCTTGGAGCCGTTGCCGATTGAGATACCTTCAAGGGTATCACCGTTCGTAGCATAAGCACGAATAGGATTGTTAGACTTACAGGTAATAAAGTAACCCTTGTCTTCTTTCTGACGGACAGTAATGCCCATCCCTTCTAATGCATTAACTGCTGCATCAGACAACTGGCAGAGATCAATCTGATACTTGCCTGACATGTCGTTAGGCTTGTCCATATATGCCCACATAACGTCAGCATTGATCTTTACTCGTTGTGTACTTTCCATACCATTCTCCTTTTGTTGGTGGTATACTATATATTATAACACACTTTGTTAGTGTGTGTCAAACCAATTGTTACCGATCTTTGATTCGGCATCTACTGGGCATCGAAAGCCCAAGGTAATCCCGGCTTGTGAGGCCGACTCGCACATGATTTGTGCAACCTGTTCACCGTGTTTCTCCTGTGTTTCAATCTGAATTTCATCATGCACAAATGCAACCTGCAGTACTGGTATTCTTTGTTGCTTAAACTTTTTGTGCGCTTCGATACACCATTGCTTTGCAATAATAGCCCCGCAACCTTGAAGGAGGCTGTTGAGTGCAGCATGTTCAGATCGAACAATGATTCTTCTACCATCCAACCCCGGCACGTACCCTTTGACTGCCACTTTCTTAACTTTTTCCATAAGCCTTGACAGCGCAGGGGTGTTAGCATAAAAGCGAGACAACACTTCTTGCCCTTCTTTCGCACCGCCCCCGACAATACTACCAATTTTACTTGGCCCTGCTCCGTATAAGGTAGCATAGATAAGAGTCTTAGCTTGCGGTCTTGTAATACCTGCGGCATCTGCGTTCTTCTGATGGATGTCACCATTCAATAACTCCTGTGTCCACTCTTCATCCTGCATGTAGTGTGCAAGACAACGTAGCTCAATACCTGCCAAGTCAGTACCGACAAGTACATTACCTACATCAACAGTCCATAGTGATCGGCACTCCTGTCCGTATGGTTTTGATACTGAAGGGATCTGTCCCATGTTGGGACTATGGTGTGTCATACGTCCTGTGACTGCACCGTTAGTAATAATAGCACCGTGAACCCTGTCGTCATCCTGTACAAACTTTAACCAGGAATCAAGCAGCCCAACACGTTTCTGCATCATCAAGTAGTCAGCAATCTTCTGTGCCTGTGGTATTGTAATACCTTCCAGTGTGTTTTCATCTACGATGGGTTGACCCTTCTCTGTAAATTTTTTAGGCTTCCATCCTAGATTCATCAACCGTTCAGCAATCTGCTTACGACTACCGACATTGAAGACTGTGACCTTATCCTTCAGTTGCTTCCCAGTTTTCTCAGACCACCGTTCTTCAATAATCGGTGGGAATATACTTTGAAGCTCATCTTCAATAGCATCCATCTTATCTGCAAGATCATTACGCAGAGAGATAGCCATCGGGATATCCAGTTTGAAACCGTTGTCTTCCTGCTGTCTACAGATGACTGCGATGTCGTGCTCCAGTAGTATACTCTGCGTCGAATCCTTCCACTGACCAAGTTCCGACATAAGGTACTTGTATAGGTCACAAGTGAGACTAACATCTTGGATGCAGTACTCACGCATTTCTTCAGTGAGTCCACCATCAAAGTCTTCCACTGCAAAATTAACTTTAGCATTACGTAACCTACTCCCCCACGACTTCAGGCTGTGTCCGCCTTCTAGTTGTGGATTCAAAAGCCTTGAAAGAATCAAGGTGTCTACCGCTTTCGATTTCTTGATCCCAATGTTCCAGACTTTGCGCAACACTGGTGCATCGAAACCAATTAAGTTGTGCCCGATGATTAGATCGTACTGTTCTACCAGTGGCTTTAATGTTGATGGGTCTGTGTGACATTGAACTTCTCCTGTACTAACATCCTGTGTGACACAGATCCAGATCGTGTTGCGAGCTAGATTCGTCTCGATGTCCAGTACTAACTTGCGTTGTGCGGTACTCATTCATAACCTCTTTGATTGTTGGGATGAATGTCTTGAACCATTCTCCCTTACGTTCCATACACTGATCGTGTTTCTCTAACAGGGCATGGATAGCTGCTTCAGCTTCATGTCTGTTGTCAAAGTGTTCACAATATTCTAACACATAATCACGAAAAGGTGAAGAGGTTTGATAACCATTCAGTCGATCTTCACTGTTCACTGCCTTACCAACCTTGAGCCAGTCAGGGAATGCAGGGTTACGAATGATGTACACTTCACCTTCTGTACTGCGTGTATCAATCTCAGTGTGTGACCATGCGTCATCAAGTGTCTTGAATCGGCCAGGTTTGTGCAGTGGGTGTGACTTAGGTATGAACTTACCATTCACAAACATGCGGTCTGTGTTGCGGTATCGTTCCACTGTACGTCTACAGTCCTTACAGTTCACCTGCTTACCGTCAGGTGCTCCAGTTTTATTATGGAATTGATCGAGTGGTTTGTGCTCACCACAGTGCTTACACTGTTTCATAGTGCTTCTTCCGCCTCCTGTTGTTCATCATACTCTGTCATGCGTCCGGTGTCTAGTGAGTAGAGCAGACTACATGCCGGGCCAGTTGTCCCGCAGAATCTATTCTTGAGCACACGCACACGGGTGGTGTTACGTTCGGTCTCATCATCTGCCTGTCCGTTACGTTCAAGTCCGATCACCATGTCAGATAACTGTGCGATAGATCCTGAGCCACGTAGCTGTGCTAGTGATGTGGCAGCACCTTCTTCATGTCCCTTTGCATCAGGACGTTTGAGGTGTGACACACAGATCAGTGCAATGTCTGTCTCCTGCACCAGTGTGCGGAGCTTGGTCATAATCTCATCAATAGCCTTCCGTTCATCACCATTGGACTGTGCAGATACCACGATACTGATGTGGTCTAGGAACACATACTTACAACCCACTGCCTTGGCTAGATACCGAACACGATTGATGATGTTGTCAATATCTGAACTCCCAAAGTGATCGAACAGGAAGAGTCGGTCTGTGCCTAGTGTCTGTTTAAAAGCACTATCCTTTTCTTCCTGTGTAGCCTTGCAGTCTGGTAGGTGCAGTGGTTTATCAGCAGCAAGAGACATCATGGATAAGCCTGTCTTACGTACTGACTCTTCCAAGAACATCAAGCCAATCTTTTCATTGGTATGCTGTAGCATGTACCACACAATCTCTCGTAGAAACTGAGACTTACCAAGTCCAGAACCTGCTGTGATTGTCACCATCTCACCCTGACGTATGCCATAGGTCATCTTGTTCAGACCATCATACGGGTACATACAGTCGGCAGATGCCAGTGGTTTCATCACATCATCATAGAGTGACGAACCTGCCACGATACCCTGTGGTGTCCACTTCTGTGACTGCCAGAAGTTATCAGAGTATGTCTTCTGATTACCTTTGATGTAGTCACATGCATCCTTGTAACCATTGACTGGTGTCATTACCTTTGACTTGTGCGCAAACAATTCAGCACACTTAGTCTGAGCAGCCTGACCAGGTTCATCGTTGTCAAAGTTGAAGATGATCTCGTCAAAGCTATCAAGCCACTCGTAGTTGTTACGACAGTCCTTGATCGCAGACTGCGCACCATTACGTACAGAGACTACGGGGTACTTTGAACCTAGCATCTGGTAGGCAGCAAGTGCATCAAACTCTCCTTCAACTACAAGTACACGGTGCCCACCTGCATTGAATCGTTCCTGACCAAAGAGAAAAGGAGTATCATTCCATTCACCTTCAGTCTTGAATTGTTTGTCACCATTGATGCGTACCTTTGCAGAGGTATCATTACCGTATGGAAAAATGATGTCGTTACCTCTGAATCCTACACCATACTTCTCCATCGTGTTGACATCGATCTTACGTGTCGGAATAGCACGGTAGGATAGCCCCTGAGACGCATTGTAAGCCCCTGTATCGGACGATCTCTGCTTAATGGATACTACCCTACTATGATGCATGTCGTAGCTCGATACAGAGTCGGTTTCTATAGGAACGTTAGCATCACAGCTAAAGCACTTACCCCATAGTTCACCCTTGTCATTGCGACTGATAGAGTATGCATCACTACTGTCGCACTTGGGACATGGTAGATGTTTCTGTTCCCACGCCATTTACTTCTCCTTGTTTTGATTCTAGCTTGGCTAACTGATCCTTGTACTGTGCGTACAGTTCTGGATCATTCTCAATCAGGTTTTTAATTGAAGCCTGAGCATACTTTTCAAGAGCAGCACTGATGCTGTACTCTAGCATCTGTGACTGACCTTTAGGCAGGTAGTAGAAGAATCCATCATACTGTGGATCAGGATCTCTATTCCAGTCTGACAGTCTCTTGTCTAACTCTCTGACCAGTATCACTGTGCTGATATCATTCATAGTCTATTCTCTCTTGGAGCATTAGCTCACCGATCATTGAGTGTGCAGTCATTAGCCGACTATTCAGTGTTGTTACTTGTTTCTGTTTGAACCGAACAAACTCTGTTAGTTTCTGCGCATCTTCTGTGCCGACTGATAGCTCTGACAGGTACTCTTCAAAGTCATCGACTGTGTAGATATTTTTATTCATTGTCTTTCTCCAACTTCAGTGCGTAACCTGTGACAAATATCAAACCAGGTTCCGGTGAGTAGTTTCCTAACCGATGTAAGAACTCAGCTAGTCCTAGGTCTTTGATGAGAGCAGCACACGCAGTCAGTGTCTCGTGCTCATGCATCTCACGTGCGTCTTTTATGTCCATCTCTATAGTCCTATGTAGTATCTAGTTATTCAAAGATTAGTAGTAGTAATACTAATACTAGTACTAAGAAGCTATGTATCTATATAGTTATTATATCATGTCAGTCAATTTTGTCAAGTGTTATTTCATCTTCCAGATGTTTTAGGTCTTCACGTTCAGTCACATTGAAGTCTTCTGCCACTGTGCCAAAGCACTCGTTACAGAGATCAATGAACTCACCAGACTCAAAGCCTCTACGAGTAGACTCAAAGTCACTCAGTTGTTTGTTACATGCTTTACAACGCATTGGTTACTCCTTGATATGGTCTAGGTAGTATAGCACACAAAAGACTAGTATGCAAGCTACAGTGTACACTTTAATCAGTTCGACAGTCATCTAAGTATTCCTGGTATCGTTCTTCAATGGTTTTTTCAAAGATGCGTTCGAAGATAGTCTCGACTGCATCCTGCTCTAGCTCTTTGACTCGATGAATCTCTGATATGATCTCTTCAATACAGAACTTCAGTGCTTCATCGTAGTCATCATCGTACCCTGTTACTGGATCTATCACTGCAGCATCACCTTTCTCACTGTTGGTACATCATTTAAGAGTATCTGCTTCAAAGCACTCACACTCTTACCTGTTATCTGAGACAGACGTTGTAACGTCATGTTAGGATTACTGTCGTACAGTTCTATGATTTGTTCGTTGCTCATTACTTTCTCTCTTCAATGTACACTCTCAAGTGTGTTGATAAACTCAATGGAGCACCGTACCGATGGTTCTTCCATCTGTGACCTTCTATTAATCCCTGACCATATACTCTAATCTTGTACCGATCACGGTTAAAATATTTTTTCATCTGAGCTAGTAGCTCTCTGCCTTCGTCCGTATTTGGTATACGTGAGAAGACGTACCTTGCTGCTTTAACTTCACTCATTGTTTATCCCCACTGTTCTGCCATTGCATCTGCAATACCTTGGAATGTTTCACTACGTTTCTTCCAACGATCCTTACCACCTTTGTTGAACCAGTTCCCAGGTACTTTGGTGGACTCCTGTTTTTCTACAATGTTTGTTGATTGTAGCGGATCTAACCCTTGTAACCACAGACAAGTTTTCTTAGACGTTGGATGTCCAAACTCGTATGGTTGTATTGTTTGTGTGTACTGCGGTAGTCCGTAAACCTTTGAAGGTATTGGATTCTCTAAACAAATCTTAGGTATAGCTGCATTGTATAGTTGCATAAAGAACTCTTTAGCTTCCATACCTAGCTCAAGCCTGTCATTGTTTAACACACCTTTAGGATACAAGTGTCTCGCACCTGCATTGCTTAGGTATGTACATGGTGGATGCCCAATCAGTAGATCCCAACCATCATTGAGTATGTCCATCACATCACCTTGGTAATGATACTGACTTCCATCATCAGCAGGTAGCAGATCACAAGACCATGCATCATGTCCACGTTTCCTAAATGCTCTACGAACTTTACCACTGTACTCACATGCTACTAGCACTCGCATAACTTACCTCACTTGATGTTATGTATTCTACGCCATACAACCCATGTGATAGCTTGCATCTCATAGGCTTTGAGTGTCCGTCCGTGTACTAGAACAGCTTCACCCGCATCACGGTACGCATCCTGAATTAAAGAATACAGCAGCTTACCAATTGATATTGAACCAGTCAAACTCTTACGGCTTGCATGGTATATGTTGTACGCATGACCATCTACGGTGCAAGTATTGACACCCATGATGTTCTGAAAGAAACAAACAATCTTCTGACCATTCAGAATAGATACTGTTGTATCATAGTCTGGTTGTGATTCAAGAATAGACCATGCCTTTTCTTTCATCTTACCATACGTAGATACCTTTACCGATTCCATAGAGTCACCGTTGACGTATGCAGTACATAGGTCACGTGCGTTTACAATGTTTCTATCCCACTTGTTATTTGGGGACAGAGCAGCAACCACGCCTACAACTACGTTTAGCGGTATATCTAGGTCTTCAGCGATAGATAAGCACTCACAGTGTGCCGTAGCGTACCACGTAATGCCGTGCTCAATCTCTTCTGGAGTAGCCAGGTTGAAGATTGTCAAGATATTTTCTTTACCCATTGTGCTTTACCTCTCTATGATTTCGGTAGTGTTACCGATAATGGACACTGAGTCAATACCCAATGCCCATTGGCAGAACACTATGCAAAGTTGTACTTACCCACACCGATAGTGAATCGTCCTAGGTGTAGCTGCTTGGTGAGTGGTGAAGTCTGGATACCAACACCGCGTGACTTGTACTTACGTAGTGCAACGAACCCACGAACACCAACCACGTTGAAGAATTTACGTCCATGCAATTTTGCTGTACGCAGTGCTGACCAACGAACCCAACCAGTAGACTTTGCTGTTGCGAATTTCATAGCTATTACCTCTCATTGTTTAGCTAACCAATGCTTGATGCATTGAGTGCTGACACCAACAAAACCTAGATTTTGCTGATGCCAACTGTCAATGCAACATGTGAGAGATAAAGCCGTTTGACCGTAGTACCAATTGCTTGCTAGCTAGGTCAATTTAACTAGGCAGATTCGGATGCATACTATTATGTGTCCACGCCCACAGACGCACGAATGCGATTTACAATGGTGGCAGTCACTGACTTCTGCACGTTGCCAAGAAGTGGGTCTTTTGTTTGTCTATGTTGCCTTGCATAGTCCACACTTCGTAGTGGCCAACACCCAAACTATGCGCCTTGTTGTATTCTATTATGCATATTCATATTCAATTGTCAATCACTTTTTTGAAATTGTTTTGACGTTTCCGTCTTATTCAATTTCGGACTCCGATACTACTTGAGTTTGTACGTGTTTATCTATCACTGTTTGTATCGTTGTCTGTATCGACAATTGCCATGGTATATTGTGCGTTGCACCAATGGTATTAGACATAAGTCTACTGTATGAATGTACAGTGTTGTCTCTAAAGATATATGAATAGTCTTGACTAACATAAATGATACTAGGTTGTCAACTTAGACTTTAGTAGTATGCAGCATTGCCTATAAATAGAAAAACC